GACCTGCGCATCAATCGCCCGCAGTTGCGCAGTCAGCGCCTCGGTACGATTCGCGAGCCACGCCTGCATCAGCGCGAGGTGCTCGTCGAGGTCGACGGCAACCACCGGCACCGCCTCGCAAGCCGTTGGCTCTTCGTACCGCTCAAAGAGGTTGAGCTGCGTCACTTGCCTACCCGCTTGCTGAGGTAGGCAAGGGGTAGGCAAGCAGATAGCCAGCCTTGATCCCTTGCTATGCTAACCTTGCCTACCTTGCCTACCTTTATAGAAGAAGAAGAAGATATAGAATATAGGTATAGGTAAGAGGTTGGGGGTACAGGTCGGCAAAGGTAGGCAAGCAAGGCAATACCCGGCGTTCGCCTGTTGCGCCTTGCAAACGTGGTTGGCAACCTTGCCGACCTCATGATGTCGAGTCCGGCCGCGACCAGCGCCAAACCTGCTCGCCCTTGACCGCTTGACGACGCTTGACCAGCCCGCACGCAGCAAGGATGCCCGCGCAGCGCATGACCGCCGCTTTCGTCTGGTCGCGTGCTTCAATGTGCAAAGCATCGGTCAGCGCCTCGCGCACCGTGACCGGTGCCATCTGCCCGGCAAGCCATTCGGCCACCTCGTCTTGCCACGGGTCGGCCCGCTGGTACTGCTTCTGCGCGCCAGTCAGCTCTACGACCTCGGCGCTATCCAGATGCCACGCAAGGTCGCCCTTGCCCGTCTTGCGCAGCTCGACCACCTCGGCCCAGAGCTGATCCCGATCGGCTTTCAGCGCGTCGATGCCGATGGTACCGACCGTGATTGGCCAGAAGCGCCGAGCACCTGTCGGGTCGTCAAGAAACTCGGCCTCGTTCGTTGTGCCGACGAATACGCATTGTCGCGCCGTCCGTATAATGTTTCGCCCATAGGGAGGCCGGTATCGGTCTGCCCGACTGGTCAAGAAGGCTTTAGTCGCCTCGGCGTCCCGCCCTCGCAGCGCAGCCAGCTCGGCGACCTCGTAGAGCCATACGCCCTGCAACGCTTGAAACGCATCCTTGCTATGCAAGTCGAGCGCGGTATCGCAGAACCACTCGGGGTCTTTACAGAGCGACCGAAAAAACGACGACTTCATCGCGCCCTGGACACCGACCAGAATCAACGTCGTGTCAAGTTGACAGCCGGGCTCGTAGATGCGGGCAATAGCGCCGAGCAGAAAGCGCCGGCTGATTGACCGGTGTAACGGCGTGTCGACTGCGCCTGCGTACCGACTAAGCAGCTCGTCGATGCGCGAGACGCCATCCCATACGAGGCCGTCGAGCCATTCGCGGATCGGGTGGTAGGGGTGCGAACGTGCAACGAGGTCAACCATTTCATGCAGCTTTGCGGTCGGCGTGTGGAAGTTGTAGAACGTCTCGACCTGTAGATTGATCGCGACCTCCAGAGAATCGGTCAGAGGCTCGCCCTTCCACGTGATGATGTCGGTCAGCAGATTGTGCCCGAGGTACGCATAGAAAGCGGGGTCGCGTCCGAGGATCTTCTGTAGATTCGTCGGGTACGAGTGTGGCGGTTTGACGTAGGTCATCGCGCCCGTCGCCTCGTCTACTTGTCGAGCCCCTTTCGGGTAGGAAAGTGAAGCGCGTATCTGCGCTCGGAGTGTTTCGATCGGGTCTATGGTCGCTGTCGATGCCGTCATGTGATGTTGTCCGGTTGAAAGGTCAAATAGCAAAGTTGTAGGGGCCGTCAGAGATACCACGCCGAACCCCGCTTGCGATCGTGGTAAGCGCCTCGCGCTGGTCAAGGCCGCAAGCAAGCGCAGCCGAAAGAATAGCCGCCTCGGCCTCGGCAAGCGCAAGAGCACCGGCCGCATGTAGCTGACCAGCTCGCGCCGACGCTCGATATACGCCGTTGTTGCGACCGCCCTCGACCTCGTTGCTGATGTCCTTACATGCCGCGTTTAGGATGCCGCGAGCTCTGCGCCGTTTGATGTCGGCCTCTCCAGAATGCTCGTAGCTCTGACCGGGTAGAACGATGGAGCGCACCGGATCAAACGTGCGCGGCCGTTCGGGCGCGGGATTGTCGATCAGTAGTCGACGCCAACTTAGGCGCTCGCCGTCGACCTTGCCGGCCATGTAGTACTCGGCGCTGCGCGCTGACCCAGCGATGACGGCCGGAAGGAAGTACAACCTGCACGGGTCTTTGCAGGCCTGATCCATGTGTACCCCTGCACCTTGCGCCCATCGGTCGCCTGCCGACCAGACCTCGGCCCACCGCTCCACAGGGCAAGGCGTCAGGAGCGGCAGAATGATCCGCGCCTTCGGCTTTGACGGCCGGTGCCTCCACGTCGTATGCGACAGCGCGTAGTAGGGCGCTACGAGCTGCACCGCGCGATCGAACGGCTCGCCCGAGTCGAGGTCGAGAACAAAGCACGACACCGCCTCGACGTTAGCCGCTATGCGTCGTGTTTCTGCCGTGTCTCGGTACATCGCCGGACTCCATGCCGGTAGGGTGCCCTTTGCTGACTCGATCGCCTCGTCCCACGTCGTACCCTTAGGCCTCGGCGTCGGATGCTCTGTCGGCACCGTTAGCAGCGCGTCAAAGTCCGCCATCGACATCGACACAGGCAAGGCCCTGCCGTCGCGTGCCGTTCGGATCATCGAGAGCGAGATCATTGAAACCGTCCGGCGTGGTCGCTGATGGCCGCGATCCATGTCATTTCGTGAACAGCGATGCCTGCGGAGGATTGTCCACCGCGTCGAGGTTCCGACATCCATGCTCCCAATACGTTTGCTTCAGTTCCACGCCAACGTAGCGCCGACCATACGTCAACGCCCCGACACCTTCGCTGGCAACGCCCCCGAACGGAGACAACACGACTTCGCCCGGATTGCTCCAGAGCTTGACGCACCGTTCGATCACATCGAGCTGGAGCGGGCACATGTGCCGTTCGTCATTCGGATCGCCAGCGTTGCGCACGTTCAGCGTGTTCGTCTGGTCAATGGTCATCCAGACCGGCGATGCCCACTCCTGCCACGTTCCTACCGGATACTCATCGGCCGACTTGACCACGGGCTTACACAAGTGCTTGTTGGCATCGGTCGGCATCTTGCGGAAGATCAACAGGTAGTCAGCCGAGCCAGGAGCGCAGATCGTCGTGTCGCCGATGAAGTTTTTGTAAAGCAGGCGATGCGACTTCGTGCGCTGCATCTCGGTCACGGGGTCTTTCCAGATCGTGATCCGCCCCATGTAGGACAATCCGGCTGCTTCATGCGCAAGAATCAGCTCGCCGGGAAAGTCGACGACGCTGCTTTCCCCATCCTTGAACTTGAACCGGTACGTATGCGCCGAATGGACAAGGCATAGCCGACCGGGCTGAATGACGCGCGCCAGCTCTGCGCAGAGAAACCGGTATGCCTCGGCGAACACGTCATTACTGGCGACGTTGCCCATGTCGCGCTCTGAGTCGCTGTACGTGTAAAGCGATCCGAACGGCGGCGAGTAGACTGCCAGGTCGATGCTGTCGCTCGGCATCTGTCCGACAACCTCGACGCAATCGCCGTTGTAGAAGGCGTAGTTCTTGCCGATCTTTGAGTTCAATGCCTTAATGGTGTTCATGTTCATTCTCCGTTGGTGTAAGTGACAAGCCACGCCGGGATTGGCGCGTCATGTGCTGGATGGTAGATGGCGCGTGCGAGGGCCTTTCCCTGCGCACGCTTCGACGCTGCGATCATGTGGTCGCGCATGGCCTGATGTGCGTCTGACTTCGCGCTGACGACATCCCATAGGTGCTGCTCGGTGTAGGCCATGACGACGTGAGCATGTACGGGGCGATGCTGACCGAATCGCCAGCAGCGCCGGATGGACTGGTAAAACGACTCATACGAGTACGTCCCACCAGCAAACACGACGCGTGCGCAATGCTGCCAGTTCATCCCAAACCCAGCGATCTTCGCTTTCGTGACAAGGATGCCGCCTCGCTTGAAACCCAGCAGCCTGTCAGCTTTCATGTCTGGATTCATGTCTCCAGACACCTCGACAGCGTCAGGGAGAAGCGCCATGACGGCCTCGGCTTCGTAGTTCGTCTCTACCCACACCAGCCACGGCTCATCAGGCTCAGATGCGATGATGGATGCGACGTGCGATGCCCGAGCGTCCGCGGTTCTGCGTTTCTCACCGTGAACGCCCGTGGCCGACAAGCCAGGAAGTCGGAACAGAAACCCTTCCTCTGCGCCGCTCTTGATGTCCACGTCGACAACGTGCCGGATCAGATCAAGCTTCGGCAGAATGTAGGCATCATCGCTGTACGGGCCGACATGCGACGGCATCGAACCCATGATCGCCCACGATGCTACCCAGTCCCAGAACGGGATCACGGCATGGTTCTTGACCCGCCACGTACCGGTATCGGCGAGGTCATTCACAAAGAAACGCGAAAGCATCTCAACGCGCCGGTAAAGCCCGAGAAACTCAGAATGGTTCCCCAGCTCGTCAAAGTCATTCGGTGCCGGCGTGGCGGTCGCCGCCATCCGATACGGCGTGTCCTTGAACCGCTCGATCAGAAGCGTCCTGAACTTGCCGGTAAACGATTTCAAGATGGACGACTCATCCAGCACCACGCCAGCGAACTCCACACCGTCGAACTTGTGCAGGCTGTCGTAGTTAGTGACGACGATCCGAGCGTTGCCGATCTCATCAGGCCCGCGGCAAAATCGCACACCGTCAATTCCGACCACGGCGGCCTCCTGAACCGTCTGCGGCCCGACTGCCAACGGGGCAAGCAGGGCGACGCGCCCACCGGTATGGCCTGCGACGTAGTGCGCGAACGCCAGCTCGATGCGCGTCTTGCCGAGCCCGGTATCAAGGAACACGGCGCGTCGTCCGCCAGCAAGCGCCCACTTGACCGCGTGCTGCTGGTGAGGAAACAACCATGCGTCGTTTACGTCAGCCTGAAAGCCAGATGTAGGCGCATGGTGAAACTTAGCCGCCAGATGCTGTTCGTAAGTCATAAAAGACACTCCAAGGCCCCGCCCCGTGGAATCAGCACGGAACAGGGCGGCCGTTCATCGGCCAGATCTTGAATGTGACGATGGCAAGGTCTGATTCACCTTGCCGACTTCGAGAAGTGTAACGCTTTACCCGCTGACCGTGCAACCCATCATCCGATAAACTTTCAGCCGTGCCCATTGGAGACGCGCCGCTGCCCCACCGTCGAGCAGGTCGTACACGATCGCGTCAACCTTGCCGGGCGCAGGCCGTGCGATGCGCCCGACTCGCTGCTCGAGGCGCGCTGCGTTGCGCTGGGGGACGCCGAGGATGAGCGTGTCGAGAATGGGGAGGTCGAGGCCTTCGTCGGCGAGCTGCGTTGCGATCAGGATCGGACATGCGCCCGACGCGACCTGCGAGAGCGCAAGCGCCCGCGCCTTGACGCCCAGGGCACCATAGACGGCGACAGAGCCGAGGCCGTGCCGGTCGCCTATCAGTCTCGACAGCGCTTTTGCGTGTTCGACCCGTTCGGTCTGGATCAGCACATGCCGACCGGCCTTGACCGCCGCCGCTGCAAAATCGGCTATCTGGATGTTGCGCGCGTCATCCTCGGTCGCGTCGGTGATCATTTGCACGTACTCGGCATCCTCATCCGGCGACCAGCCCGTAGCAACGCGCTCTACCCGAGGCACAATGATCGCGCCGGCATCGGCGAGCGCCTGACGACTGACCTCGGCGCGTATTGGCCCCATGTGACCAAGCAGTATCGGCGTCAGGCCATCGGCCCGCGTCGGCGTTGCAGTCAGCGCAAGCCGGTACCGACCGGGCAGCTGGTAGAGCACTTCCGTAAGCGTCGAGCATGGAACGTGATGCGCCTCGTCGACGATGACCAGCCCGAACCCTGCGCCCCACTTTGCGAGCTGGGCAACGGGCCACATCGAGAGCGTTTGCATCGTCGCGATGACCAGCCGCGCATGTTGCGGCCCGAGGCCTTCGGCAATCGTCGTGCAAGGGATGCCAAGCGCCTCGGCGCGCTCTTTCCATTGTCTCAACAGGTCGCCGGTATGCACCAGCACCAGCGCCGGCGTGTCGAGGTGGAGCACCGCAGTTAATCCGATCGCAGTCTTGCCCGCTCCACATGGCGCGACGATGATGCCTGATTTGTGCTTCCACCATGCCGCAAGCGCCTCGCGCTGGTAGCCTCGCAGGGCAAAGCCGGGCACGGCCCCGATGTGCGCGCCGTCTGGAGCCACCGTCGCGTCTGTAGCCCCTGCCCCGCCTGCGTAGCGCGGCACATACCAGCCCGTGCCCTCTCGACGTGCGGGGGTGATGTGCGAGGGAGGCAGCGGTACCCGCTTGCCATTCGCCCGCATGGCAACCGCGACTGCGTACTCCTTTGACGGTATCGCCACGCTGTTGACCAGCGCCTCGTCCGTCGTGTAGCGACCGCCGCGCAGCTCGTCAGTCAAAGCAGCCTCATTTGATGTGATTCTTTAGTTTTAGGCCATTCAGTTTCAACGGATGATGCTGCTTGATTCATGCATGACCATCGTATTTTGATGTCTGATCGCTCTACTTTCCCTGAATTACGTGGATGTTTGAGCCATCCCTCACCACCTCCAGCGGCACCATCTTCAATCCATCCTGACGCTCGCAAAGATGCGCCGCCTTCTTCGGGCAATGTGTAAGTAAACATCCTGCGATAGCCCATAGCCCATGCGATTTTTCTGGATGCACCATACAACAAAGAGCAACCATTTGTGACGCCATCCGTGGCAACGCGAGATACTTCCAGCGTCCAGCCATCATCAAGCATACGGGCGACCGGCCGACCTATGCTGGCAACGCCGCGCACTTTTCCAGTTTCGTCAACGCAGGCCAGTCGGAAAATATCGCCACATGGCGGTTTATGATTGCGATGTATTTGCGTGATGAAAGCCGCAACGTCAGCGCGTGAAGCGGGTACTACCTTGATTGTCATAGCAGCATGACCGAGACGCCCGCACAGAAGCCCAGCGCAAGCGAGAGCGCGCAGACCGCCGCAAGCATCGCGATACCGGCCATCGTATGGTGTAGTTCGGATCTCATTTGCCCTCCAGATGGTCGCCGCGCTTGATGGCTCGTGCGAGTCCAGGCTCCCACCGCCGCAGGTACTCCGCAATCGCAGCCCGCTCATCTTGCCGGCCTCGGTCGTACTCGTGCGCCGGCGGAAACGTCGAGGCCGTTGACGGGGCCTGCGAGTGAGGCAGCCCGAGGTCTGGCACATCCTCGACGGGCACGGGCTCGCTTGCGCGCCACGTTTCAAGGTCGGTACCGTGATGTACGGCAAAGGCCTTGCCGGTCAGCTTTGCGACACCGCGCATCCTGACTTGATGATCAATGCAGAGCACCCGGCGTTGCTTGCCGTCGATCGTGCAGGCAAGCTCGCCCGGCTTTGCGCAGGGCTGGATGTCGCAAGTCATGTCAGGCTCCAGATGCGCACTTCGACGCGAGGCTCTTCGTGGATCATGGCGTAGTGCTTGCCGACCGTCAGTAGCGCGATCTGCTTGTCGTCGCAGATGATGCCGGCTTTTTCGACGGCATCGAGCACCGACTTTGCGATGTTGTCGGCGTCGGGCTTGACGGCGTGCGGCAGTCGCCAAGTCGGGTACTTATGCCCGCCCTTGACCTTGCGTAGCAGCTCGGCAGTCCGAGGGAACACCGCGACGATCTCGCAGCCGAGAGGCCCGGTGATGTAGTTCGCGGGCTCGGGTTCACATGCATCGCGGTACTGCAACCGCATTTCCATCGCGGCAAAGTGCTCCCAATCTGCCGAGGCCGTCGGCGTGTAGACGCGAGCCCTGCCGGCGACAGAAACAGCCCGAGGCCGGCCCTTGCCAAGCGGGGCCTGATGGATGATGCAGGTAAACTCACTCACCGGTCACCTCGTCAGGCCCAAAGGCTT